ACTACGTTTACATTTGACCACGTATCACGAATCATGGAACACGCACATCATGAATGATGGCAGTGGTCATTTCTATGGTTGTATCTGTAAATAAACCTACCCTTGAAGAGGGAAATAGTAAGGGTAGGTAATGGTGAGAAGATTGAATTTCACGAATATCAAAGATAAATATTTTTGTCAAATACTATATTTATCCTTGACAATCCATTAATCTAACCTATATAGTCCTTAGAAATATGAAAGGAAACAAGCATGACAGACATGAGTAAATACAAAAATGTTTCTCTATCTAAAGAAACATACAAGGTTTTAGAGTCTTTGTCGAAGGTTATACTGCCTGACGCAAAATTAAGTGTCGCTAAAACAATTGAAGCAATAGCAAACGAGAAAGCAAAAAAGTTAAATGGCAAAATCAAAAAAGGTTAAAAGAATACACATTTGTTCTACCTGTAAAGGTAATGGCTACATCAAAATACAAAACATTTATGATGTAGAATTACAAGTACATCAGTGTTGGGATTGTGATTCAGAAGGGGAGTTTGTAGAATATGTTACAGAAGATGGTAATAATACTGTTGATGATGGTATTTCTAACGAATTGCACTAGCAGATTCGATGGATATGACCCAACAACTGCAATGGTAAGATGGATCATAACACATGATACCAGAAACTGATAGAGCATATATTGCAGGACTCTTTGATGGAGAAGGATCAATACATTTCAAACGTGGTATCGAGAAGAAAAAGAAACACAAAGGTGAAGGGTACAGATTATCAAACTCTATGCGTATTAGTATGGAGATTACCATGACAGATTATTCTGTATTGTTGTGGGTTCATGAAACATTAGGGGTTGGAACGTTAAGATCTAAAAAGGTCAAAGGAACACGAAAAGATGGTACAAAGTATCTACCACAATGGAAGTGGCGTTGTACTTTTAGAGATGCTTATTGGGTGTGTCTATTGATCTGGCCTTGGTCTCATGTTAAACTAGAAAAGATTCAAGATATAATTCAATATTATGCTGATAAAAAATTAAAAGAAGGAAATGTTATACATTTAGAAGATTGGAGAAAAAGAGAAAATGTTTGATAAATACATATATAATTTTTTACATTGGATTATGGGTTGGTCAGGTAAATTAAATGCCTGGGCATGGCGTAAACATGTAAAGATAATAGAAGAAAAAAGAGAGAAAGAAGACGAAGAATACTTGAAGGAGTTAAAAAAGAAATTATGAATGACAATAAAAAAATAGCAGTAACAACTTTCAATTGGGGACCTTGTATAATAAAATTAAAGATGGAAGATGAGTATAAAAAATTATTTTTAGAAGAAGCTAAAAACAATACACAAGATTACAGAAGCAAACTAGCAGGAATCTTGGAACACGAAACAGGGTACAATTCTAAATCAAAAGAAAAACTTTTACCAATACTATCAATGTATCTTGGAGTGTATGATCAAATGTATGAAAAATTTACAATGAAAAAATATGAAAAGAAACCAGAATATATTTTGTCAGCACTTTGGATAAACCATCAAAAATCTGGTGAATATAATCCACCACATGATCACGATGGTAAATTATCTTTTGTAATTTATTTGCAGATACCTGACGAACTTAAAAAAGAACAACAAGAATATAAGGGCAAGAGCTGTGGACCAGGGGGTATACAATTTGTTTATGGCGATGGGCCTAGAGATTGTGTGACTTATCAATCATTCTTTCCTGAAGAAGGAGAGATGTTTATATTTCCTGCGTGGTTAAAACATTGGGTAGCACCTTACAAATCAGACTGCACTAGAATATCTGTAAGTGGTAATTTTCATGACTCTGCACCATTAAATAATATAGTAGAATTTGCACCAAAACATTTGAAAGCTAAAAAGAAATGAAAAAATTTATAAAAAATTTTGACAATTTAACGTTGGATTTTAATAATTTTTTTGAAATGATGTCAGAGAATGACTACACGAGTTTAATGAAAGGTAAATACATAGTAGATGAACAAATATTTAAGAGCACATTTTGTGTTGAAAATGTACATGCACATAAATTTTTTAGAGATCTTATGCAAAAGTTAGTGGATACTTATCAATTAACAAATGTAAAATTAGATGGTTATGTATTTCTTTCTTTTTTACAAGGAAACAGTGGCACTGTTCATCAAGATGATTATGATGTTTATCTATATAATTTGTTTGGAGAGACGATGTATGTTGTCGATAAAGAAAAATATATATTAGAAAAAGGAGATTTATTACAAATTAAAGCAGGGGAAATTCATCAGTCAATCACAATAAAACCTAGACTCACATTTTCTCTTGGAGTTAGAAACGATATTAAATGAAAAAGAGCGATAAGTACGATTACTTCGAGGGTAAACAAATCACGGACCCTGACACAGGAAAAAGAGTCTACGAGATAAATTCTTATAGACTTCCTAGTGTAACTACGATATTAGGCGCCACGAAAAATCAAGAATTTTTAAAAGATTGGAAGGCGAAAGTTGGAGAAAAAGAAGCAGAGCGAATCAAGAATGTATCTAGTGCACGGGGCACCAGTATGCACAAATACCTCGAATCATTTATTACGGATGTGGGCTATGATGATCTTACTGAACTGGGACAGGCGGCGAAACCCATGGCCGAAAAGATTATGGAAGTGGGCCTTGCACCGGTCACGGAGTATTTTGGCTCCGAGGTTACGTTACATTATCCAGGTCTATACGCAGGTCAAACAGACTTGGTTTGTTTACACAACGATCTTGAAACTGTTGTTGACTTCAAGCAGGCCAATCGTCCGAAGAAGAAAGAATGGATCGAAGATTATTATCTTCAGATCGCAGCATACGCCATGGCACACGACTATGTCTACGGATCACAGATCCGACAAGGAGTTATCATGGTATGCACGCCTGACTTATATTACCAAGAATTTAGGATCACGGACCATGAACTACGGACCTGGAAACACAAGTTTCTTAAACGACTAGACATGTATCATGAGTTAATTTATGATGAGAAAGAAAAAACAACACCAATGAAAGCAGAAGATTTTAATAAATGAGGGAAAGAAAAATTCAAGGTATTTTTCCAATACCCATATACGAAACACACTTAGAAAGAGATATTAGAAAATCTGAAATGGATTGTATAGATAAACATTTACAAGATTTAGAAACAAACATAAGTCACACAGTAACTAAAAACAAAAATGTTTTGGAGTCAGTGGAAATGAGTGATTTAAAAAAATTTTTTTTAGGAGAGGTAGATAATTATTTTAAAAATATTTTAAATTACAGTGATAATTTTCAACCATACATAACCCTTTCATGGTTAAATTACACAAAAAAACATCAACATCACCACACACACGTGCACGAAAACTCAATATTGGCCGGAGTTTTTTATGTAAAAGCAAATGAAAATCACGACTCAATTAAATTTTATAAAAACGATTATCAACAAATAAGACCAAACATAAAAGAATATAACATATTTAACTCAACGTCATGGAGTATACCGGCTAAACAAAATAAATTAGTTCTTTTTCCACCTTATTTATTGCATGGAGTCGATAATAGAGAGGAAGATAATATAAGAATTAGTCTTGCATTTAATGTTTTTATACGCGGAGTTATAGGCTGTGAAACAAGCATTACAAAGTTAGAATTAAAATGACAAATAAAAGAAAGCAAAGGTGGAACTTAGGGCTACAGACTTCACCGGAAATGAATCAGATACTGAATAATCACGCTGAGTGGCTAGATTATAACGTTTCTAAAGTAGCTGGAGATAAATGTAGGAAGCAAGCAATTGCTTTTGCAAAGAAAGACCTAAGACAAACAGGAGTGAGAAAGCATGACAGATCAAACAAGATGGGGAATTGATCTTATTCATACGAAGAATAAGGCGATAAAGCGGCAGAAAGATATCATATCCAGGGCACTATTGGAAGTAGACAAGTTAGAAGAACAGTACATAGTTGATCTGATGATGGAGATTGAGGCAATATACGAGCGAAAATATGGCGATAATAAGGCAAATAAAGTTATTTTATAGGATAATGAAGTATAGAATGGGTGTCGGCAGGGTGTCGGCAGGGTGTCGCAAAGGTGTCGAACTTTGGTCAAAACTGCGTCAGAAGTGTACAATTGTGGCAAGAATTAGGCAAAATGTCGACACTTGCGATACCCTTGCGATACCCTTGCGACGGGGGGGGTGTCGAAGCTATTCGTCAATAATACCAATGGTTATAGCCTCATTTTATCACTTTGCGACACCTTTCAACTTTTTTTTAATTTTAGCGCAACAAAAAAATAAATTGTCATTTAGGTATCGAAAGAGTAAAAATAATCATGCCTAGGAAAAGAAGAAAAGTATCGTTAACTGATAGATCTACCGATATACCTTTTTCGAAAGTTAGAGTGGAGTGGGTCGACTGCGTCAGTGACTCTGGCTGGGCTAGTGACAAAGAATTTGATAAGATGACATTGTCTTATCCAGTCAATGAAGGTTGGTTGTATGAGAAGACAGACAAACATATTAAAATGTTTGCTTCTTATGATAAAGATGAAGACGGAATTACGTTTGGAGACCGCACGATGATTCCTAGAGCTTGGATACGAAAGATACAAAAATTGTAAATGAAAATAATTAAAAACTTCTTGCAAGAAGAAGATTTTTTAAGAATTCAAAAGGTTCTTTTAAACTCTAATTTTCCATGGTTTTATAACTCTGGTGTTGTAAATGATTTAGATTGTGTAAATAATTTTCAATTTACTCATACTTTTTATGCAGATAATCTAGTTTGTTCTAATTATTTTAATTTAATAAAACCTATTGTTGATAATATAAAATTGTTAAGTATTTTAAGTATAAAAGCTAATCTGTTAACAAGGACAAATTTAAATGTAGAACATGGTTTTCACACAGATTATGTAAATCAAAAAAATGTTACGACAGGTATATTTTATGTTAATGACAATAATGGTTATACTAAATTTAAAAATGGTGAGGTCAGCACAAGTGAAAAAAACAAATTCATAGAATTTAATTCAACTAATTCACACACAGGTTCTTCTTGCACGGATGAAAACATCAGAGTAATAATTAATTTTAATTACATAAAACCAGAATGATAATAAAAAAACATATAGAAAGAAAAACCAAAATAGACTATTTTTTAATAGAGGGGGTTATAGATGTAGACTCAAATTATTTTATTGATAGTATGAAGAAAGGTTTTGACAGTCCTAGAAATCAAAATTTTAAAACAAACATACAAGGTTTTATGACACCTTGGAATTATTTTTTAAATGATGAAAAATTTATGTTAATTATAGAAGAATTTATAAAGTATGTTGATTCAACTATAGATCTAACAGACTATAATATATTTGAAGCATGGGGTTTTTCTAGCACTAAAAATCAAAGAACTGAGTATCACAATCATCTACCTTCAACTTGGAGTGGGGTTTTGTATTTAAATGATTGTAATTCTTTTTTAAATTTTAAAGATATAGATAAGAAAGTATATATGAAAAAAGGTAAGTTTGTTTTGTTTTCTTCCTTTTTAGAGCATGGCACTGATTTTATTGAGACAGACGAAACTAAATGGGGTATTAGTTTTAACTTTGGTCCGGTTCTATAGATGGAGGAGTCACGTCAATTATCTGCGCGTAGTCGTCTAAAATTTGTTTCATTTTTGCTTCTAGCTCTTGTTCTGATAGGTCCTCTAATTTTCCTGTTTTTATTATTTTCCTGTCTATATATAATCCTGCCGCTTTTCCTCTATTTGCTTCCGCATTAACTGCAGAAGAAAAAGAGCCCTTCTTCAAAGCAGCTTCTCTAAGTCTTGCAAGTTCTGCAATATGTCCTTCGTAAGTTACTTCATGTTTTCTAAGTCTCTCTTCTTTTAGTTCACCAATATATTTTACAACGAGTGGTGAATATCTTGGATTAGTTAGCTCTGATCCTTCACGCATAGCTCTATCTTTACTATAACCTGCAGCTATAGCTGCCTCACGTTTAGTCATTGGACCCTCTGGTCCACCGAATACTAAATACTCAGCGAAGCGTTGTTGCATTTCTGTTAATCTTTTTGGTACACCCATGATTGACAATTTAAGGGAACTATCCTATATTGTCAAGAATGAAAGTACATAGAAGTAATCAAGAATTACAGGATACAATAGAAGGATATAAAATGTTATTGGAAGAACAGAAGAAAGAAATTTGGAAATTAAAACAAATTGCTTCAGAGAATGAAAAAAATATTAATTTGTTGCAAGGTTATAAAAAAGTGATAGAGGACTTATCATCTAAGTTAAGAAAAGATTCATGAGAGTACAGGACTTACAGCAATTCTTAGGTTCCTTTACTGAAGGATCTGATGCAGTTAAGAACGCAGTTATCTTTGTAGAGGTCAATGGTAAATTACATGCTATTAGACGTATGGAAGTACATGAGAATGTTCATCCTATCATAGGTCAACCGGGTCATAGTGCACACAGATTAGTTCTTAAAACTCAAAAACAATCGAGTCTGATCTTACCTGATAAGCTTCAAAAGGACTACTAAGTTCCCTTGAAACCAGAACAGAAATTTTATGAAAAAATTAAAAGAAAGTTTAAAACATTTTCGCTTATACGACTTGAAAATAATAGCTTACATGGGACTCCTGATCTATTGGTCTGCAATGCTTCTGGCCACTTTTTCACAATAGAATTAAAGGTATGCAAAGGGAATAAAATACGATTCTCACCACACCAAATTAGCTTCCATACACGTCATCCACACAACACCTTCATCATGGTAGAGGCCCTTGGTCCAGGTACCGTGAAACTTTTCCGTGGTTCAAGGATCATGGAGCTTGTCGCTTGTGGCTTGGAGCTTGAAGCTTGCAGCTTGGGGCTTGAAGCTTGCTATTCTTTTTTATCTGAGCTTGGAGCTTGAGGCTTGGCGCTTGTAGCTTGGGGCTTGAGGCCCGGACCAGGTGCACGCCCGCTCG